TTCGATATGAATTCTGATTCGTGGCTTTCAAAAAACATCCGTCCATTAACCTTAATATTTCTTGTAATATCTACAGTGTTGATAATATTTATCGATGCTGGCGCATTACAATTTGAAGTTAAGCCTAGTTGGATAGATTTATTACAATTAGTATTAATAACAGTGATCGGTGCTTATTTTGGCGGACGATCACTAGAAAAAGTAAAAAAATAAAATTATGGGACAAAATTCAACACAAGTAGCTTATGGCTTTGGCCAATTTGGATCGACGTTTTTAAAAGGCGATGGTGCATTTTTAGATTTAACAGCTAGTACTGCTAAATACTACATATGTGCTGTTACTATGATAACAGACGTAACATTTGAAGCACTAGAAACTCTTGATGGAGGTGTTAATATGGGTATGGGTGATACTGCTTTTTTTGGAACAGATGTATTAGCTATAGATAGTCATTGGAACGCTGCTGCAGCAGATACTACAAATGAATCAAACGAAGACGCTGATCCAATTACAAGTTCAGATACTTTTCCTAAAGGCCTAACAGTTTATGGAATGTGGGATAAAGTAGAGTTAAACGGTGGTTCTGCTGTAGTTTACGTAGCACCAAGACCAGATTATAGAAATAGAGCATAATGCTAGGATTAGGAAACACATTATTAGGGGGAGCAGTTTCAGCAGAGTTTACAGCTGCTAGTATATCAAGCTTAGATCTTTGGTATGACTTTAGCACTTTAACAGGTTCTGACGGAGATGCTGTTTCTAGTTTTGATAACGGTGGTGATGCCGGTAGTGATTACAACTTAGGCCAAAGTACAGCTGGTAGAAGACCAACATTAGAGACAGGCGACATGTCACTTAACAGTGTTAAATTTGACAACTCAGATGATAGACTAGTTTTAGACAACGTTTATGTAACCACCGATCAAACTTTTTCTGTCTTTATAGTTTTTGAAACAGGACAGAGCGGAACAGATGTTTTTGTAGGTGGTAGTGCTGGTGATCAAAATCATATACAATTAGCAGGTGCTAACGGTGTAGCTATACAAACAAGATTTACAGGTACATCTGGTGGGTCAGCTAACAACTTAGTTACAACTAAAACTAATGGTACTGAATCTACGGGAACAAATGGAGATGGTAATCACACGTTTAGAGAAAACACACCAGAGATACTTGTGATGACAAGAGACGCTAGTGAAGCTAATAGGTTTTTTAACTTTGAAGGAACTTTAATTTGTACTAGCACTAGTACCACGAACAACAACTCCAATACCAACTTCAGAGTAGGAACCATTGGTGCTGATGGTGATGGTGGCGGTGCTCATCAAGGAACAATAGGTGAAATAGGTGTGTACAATAAAGTGTTAAGCTCTAGCGAAATATCTAGCTTAATTACTCATTTAGCTTCTAAGTGGAGCGTATCATAAACAATTATTAACAATTAAATTAAATTAAATATGGCTAAAAAAAGTGAAACGGTTGATTTAAAACCAAAAGCAGAAAAAATTTCTGAAGAACAATTAAAAAATGTTCAAGAAACAGTTAACAACATAAACAAGTTTCAAATAGAAGTTGGTATGTTAGAAACAAAAAAGCACTCTATGTTACACCATGTAGCTAGTATGCAGGAAAAGCTAACTGTAATGCAAGATGAATTTGTAAAAGAATACGGAACAGCTGATATTAACATCCAAGATGGAACAATAAATTACAACGATGAGCAAACTGATAAGAAAAATTAGTGTAGGTAAAGACTATAAAAATGACGCCATGCACTATTCTGTTGGTCAGGAAGTGTATGGTGGACATACTATTTGCGATATAATAGAAGAAAAAGATAAGTTTTCTATTTATATTAAAAAAGGTATGGATGTTTTGCCATGGAAAGACTTTAATAAAAACATGGCTGTTTCTGTTGAATATAACTTAGAGTATTAATGCGTAGCGTTTATAACTTTGTTATAACGCCAAAAGGAAGCAGATATAACAACACTACGAAAGTAGGTGATAAAGATTTAATTATTAATACTGAAATATATAATCATCAGTTTGTGAATAGAGAGGCCGTCGTTGTATCAACACCTATAATAGGTGATGATTTAGGTATAAAGCCTGGCGATACAGTTATAACTCATTTTAATGTTTTTAGAAGATGGTTAGACGTTAAAGGTAGAGAAAAAAATAGTAGAAGTTATTTTAATGAAAAAACTTATTTGATTAACTATGATCAAATATTTTTATATAAAAGAAACAAAACTTGGATCGCGCCTAAAGGTTATTGTTTTATTCAGCCAATAAAAAACAAAGATATGTTTGAAACTGAAACTGAAAAACCTACAATAGGCGTTGTTAAATACTCTGATGGTACAGTTAGCGCAGGTGATTTAATAGGTTATAGACCTGGAACACAATGTGAGTTTTTAGTAGATGGCGTTAAGTTATATAGAGTTTTATCAAATTTAATTACAATAAAATATGAACATCAAGGAAACGAAGAAACGTATAATCCAAGCTGGGCACAAAGCAGTTGAAGAGTTAATAAAAGTAGCTAAAGAGGCTATTGTTGATTCAGACGATGATATATCAGCTGACAGATTAAAAAACGCAGCTGCTACTAAAAAGCTAGCTATATTTGATGCGTTTGAAATATTAAACAGAATCCAAGAAGAAGAAAACATATTAGAAGGTAAACAAGCTGAAGAAAAAAAAGAAAGAGTATTTAAAGGATTCGCAGAAGGAAGATCTAAGTAATGTACGAGCAAAATTTATATCAAATAATAGAGCCTGTAAAAAAGACTACTATAAGTAGGCTTAACAAAGGTAAAAAATGGAAATACGGTTATAACAAAGAACACGATTTAGTTGTTGTTTCTAAAACAGGGCAAATAGGTGAAATATATGAAATACAAGGTCTAGCTATAGCTTTACCAAAACAACCTAAGCTAGTTTTAAAAAACGACAAAAATAAATGGGTAAAGCTAGATCAACCTAAAGAGTTAGCTAAATTAAAAAACATATTTGACTGGAGAACTTATCCAGATGAGGCTAAAGAACAATGGTTTGATTATATAGATGAAGAGTTTAAACGAAGAGAGCAAGGTTTTTGGTTTACTAATAAAGGTGAACCAACATACATAACAGGTACACATTATATGTATTTACAATGGAGTAAAATAGATGTGGGTGCACCTGACTTTAGAGAGGCTAACAGATTATTTTATATATTTTGGGAAGCTTGTAAAGCCGATAAAAGATGCTATGGTATGTGTTATTTAAAAAATAGACGTTCTGGTTTTTCTTTTATGTCCTCCGCAGAAACAGTTAATTTAGCTACTATATCAAGTGATAGTAGATATGGGATACTTTCTAAAACTGGTAGCGATGCTAAAAAAATGTTTACAGATAAAGTTGTGCCTATATCGGTTAATTATCCTTTTTTCTTTAAACCGATACAAGACGGTATGGATAGACCAAAAACAGAATTAGCTTATAGAGTACCAGCTAGTAAATTTACTAGAAAGAAAATAACAGATAACGTTAAACTTGAAGAACTAGAAGGTTTAGATACAACCATAGACTGGAAAAACACTGGCGATAATAGTTATGATGGTGAAAAGTTAGCGCTATTAGTACACGATGAAAGTGGTAAGTGGGAAAGGCCCGATAATATATTAAACAATTGGCGAGTTACAAAAACCTGTTTACGTTTAGGTAGTAGAATTATAGGTAAGTGTATGATGGGTTCAACTAGCAACTCTCTTGACAAAGGGGGTGATAATTTTAAAAAATTATATTATGATTCAGATGTCACGAAAAGAAATAGAAATGGACAGACAAAGAGCGGTTTATACTCTTTGTTTATCCCAATGGAATGGAACTATGAAGGCTTTATTGACGAATACGGAGTTCCTGTCTTTGTTGATCCAGACCATGATGTTGTCGGACCAGATGGAGAGTTGATAGATGTTGGTGTTATAGATCACTGGCAAAATGAAGCAGAAGGTTTAAAAGGAGATCAAGATGCTTTAAATGAGTTTTATCGTCAGTTTCCAAGAACAACAGAGCACGCGTTTAGAGATGAAACAAGAAACAGTATATTTAATTTAGTAAAAATATACGAACAAATAGATTACAACGAAGAAATGGCAAGAACGCTTGGTGTTTCTGTAGGAAACTTTCAATGGGTAAACGGTGTTAAAGATACACAAGTTATTTTTTATCCAGATCCAAAAGGAAGATTTAAAATAAGCTGGATACCACCAGCTAATTTACAAAATAAAATTGTAATAAAAAATGGTATAAAATATCCTGGTAATGAGCATATGGGCGCTTTCGGGTGTGACTCATATGATATATCAGGAACCGTAGATGGTCAAGGTTCTAAAGGAGCATTACACGGCCTAACTAAATTTAGCATGGAGGACGCTCCTGCAAACAG